AGCTGCAATAGCTGCCTTAGCTTGCTTGTCAGTCATTGGCATTGAGCGAGCACGCTTTGGCTTTACTGCTTCTTTCTTTTTAGCTGGTCGTCCTACTTTAGATCCGTATGTTCCGGCACCTTGTGGCATAAATCTCTCCTGTTATTTATAGTTAAAATGTTACATATAATATACATTGTATCGTAAAGTGTACATTTATTGCATTTTTATGTACATATAAGTGTACTACCACTTCTCTTTGTCGGCCCAATAAGCCGCTGACATCTTGCCTTTAGCTATATTCTTGCCGTGTCTAGCTTTAAAACTAGCTCTTTTAGCTTTCATACGGTCAGACTCACCCGCTTTGGGTTTGCCTGCTGTCGATGCCCCTTGCTCTCCAAATCGGATGGTCTTGATTTGATCACCCTGCTTCGCCACAACAACGTGGCTTTTCTTGGGGTGGCTAGGGGTTCGCTTTGGCTTGTTATACGCACTGACTCCTGCTCTAGCTAGCCTTGGATCCTTTTTTACTGGCATCTTTAACCTCTTCTTTTGCTTTAGCTTCTAGTTTCTCTAGGCGTTTAAACAGTTGTGCAAACTGCTCGTTAACTTGGTTAACTACGTTCTCTAAATCTCTATTGCTGATCATAATGTGTTATCGCCTTGTGGTTCAAAGGTTGTTTGTGGTGCCGGAGCTGCTGGCGGTGTTTGTGTTTTCTCTCGCGAAGCTTCTTCTTTAACCGCTATCTCACGCTCTTTAAGCATTTGCTTTGACATCTCAATACGTCGCTGGAACTCTTTATCATCTTCTGTGCCAGCTTGTAAGTTGGTAGTGATAGCCTTGATGCGGTTGATCTCTAGTTCTTGTGGTATTGACTGAGCTTCGATAGAAAGTTTCTGCGCTCTAGCTTGCGACTCCATTGCCTGACCATTAAGAGCAGCAGACTGTGCAGCCTGAACAGCCATTGCCGCTTGCTGTGCTGCTTGTTGAGCCTGCTGTGCTTCTGGGTTAGGTTCGTTAGCTTTCTGTAGAGAAGCAATAAGCTGCTCACGATTAGACAGGTTCATGTTGTCGATGATAGACTGAACTAGCTGTGGATACATCGGCGTGTCTGGAGACATAGTTTGTAGCAATTGTACAAGCTGTGTTACTTCGTACTCTCGTGCAATGATACCTAAGCTGCTAGATACATCAAACTTGTAGTCAGCTACTGGATATAGCTCAGGCTCGAACTGCATGTAACGATGCGCTGCCTTTGTAACAAAAGGAATAAGGAAAGATTCTTGGAAGTTAATCAATGTACGCTTGTGGCGCTTAATGATGGCTCCTAAGCTCATTGAAATACCCGCTGCCGTCGCGTCTCCGTTAATAGATCCCGGTATACCAGCTGAGTCAATAGCGCCTGTAGCGGTCTGTACCATGCGTTGTAGGGCATCCGCTTGTGCAAAGCTAATTTGACTGACATTACCAAAGTTAAATGGCTGTAGAATTTCTCTTGGATCGCCGTTGGTAAGGATAACTTTACCGGGTCTAACTTCTGGTTTAGCGCCTCTAGGCATACGAGAAGCGTCCATAGCCAACATTGGGTGGATGGTCAGTGCAAGAGCATCGATTCTAGCGCGTAGTTCTGCGTCTAACGCCTTTTGACTGTTATAGCCTTTCTCACATACTCCTCGACCCCAAAAGCGGCTAGGAACGACATCCCATGGGAAACAAACGATAGGACGGTCTTGCATCATGTACGGATTCTTCTGAGCTTTTAGAAGAGTGCCGTTATTGGCAATGACAATAATAGCTTCTACATAATAGCTGTCGTCTTCTTCTTCTTCGCCTTCAAGCTCAACAATCTCTTCATCTTCGCTTTCTTTCATTGCTTCATCGAGCAAGTGACGAGGAACAAGGCCAAAGTATTTCGTTAAGCGAACTTTGTTTTCAGCAAAGACAGTTAGCTCTTGATCTGGTTCAATGTCTAAATCAGGAGTAGCTTCTGCAATGTCTACATCACGATAAACACCTCTCTCTTGAAGTTGTTCTACAACGTGTCGTGAAACAAAGTCGTCAACAGCACAACCCAAGGCTTCTTCAACAGAAGTAGCAACAGGATCGATTAGGAAGTTCTGAGGCATAACTGGCTTTAGCTTGATGCAAGTCCTGTCGCGGACATTAACACCTACTGCGGTTAGTTCACCACCCATAATAGGCTGTGACGCAGGAGATTGTTCTTTCTCCTCAGAAAGCACTACTTCAGCAATACCAGTACCAAAGATAGCAGCATTCAAAATACACTCAGCAACACCTTTACGAATCTTGTTTCGTTTAAAGTCAGCGTACAACCCCTCACGAAGTAGAGCAACGTCTGCGTTTTCTGCGTCTCTCATGTCATCTTTAATGTCAAACCACTTACCACGACCAAAAGTAGCTTCTTCTAGCTCTGCTACGGAAGACTCAACAGCTTGTTGCAACGCTGGAGAAACAATCTTAGATCGTTCAGACTCTCGTGTACTGTCGCCAGAAGCCCACTGACCTCTCCATAAACGGTAATATTCATCAAAGGTTTCGGAGTAGTTAGAGTCAAAGTGGTCGCGCCACTCCTGACATTTCTCCATTACCCATCCTTCTACGGATTCCTCAATTGAGAAGTGATCGCTGTTTTCAAAATCCATAATTAATACCCTGCGTATTTATCTAAGAATTGGTAGTCATCTTCCTCGTAGTCCACGGCGTAAGCTATTTTAGCTAGCTGATCTATATACGCCAAAGAATCTATCAAGTCATCATGTACTAGTACGTTAGGAAACTGGAAAAGCTCGTCTAAGAACTGACTATTCCAACTACCCTTGTTGAGTGTTATTGTTCCGTGTTCAAAACGCCCTTGCAGCGCCCATACAATACGGTCTATTTTCTTCTTATTACCGTGTGTAAGTTCTTCTATGCGAAAGAAGTTCTGATTCTTTTTCATTAAATCGTTAAGGTAAGGATGGACAGCATTCTTCAAAGCCCCTTTCTCAATACCTACTGCGAGTGGTCTGTAGTCTCTGACGGCTTCGAAGATTTTTCTGGCAGTTTCTTCGACGCCCCATCTGCCATGGATGATATTAGCGACCCACCAACCGTTCTCGCTCGCTTTAACCACGCTAATTGCCGTTTGGTCAAGTCTTTTGGTTTTAGTAGTGACTTTCTGTACATCTGCAAATCCTGCCAAATCGACAGCAATATAATAAGCGCCAACTTGCGGTTCTTCCTCATCGAATTTAATATAGTCTTCTTTAAATAACTCACTGCCTTGAGCTTCAAAGGACGCCATGAACTCCTGTCTAAAAGAAAACGTAGACATAGACTTCTCTGCTGCTTTAATCTCATTTGGGTCAAGCAGCGGGTTGTCGTAGCTTGTAAAGTGGTAACCAGCAAACGTAGAATCTTCAGATATTTTAGCATACGTGTACAGCTCATAGAAGTGGTTACGTCCCATTGGCGTACCAATGAACATAGCAGAACCCTTCTGATCCGCTAACGCAGGACGTAGGATCTGTTCCCACACCTCTGGCTTCATGTCAGCGTATTCATCCATAACCAAGAACTTGAGGCTAACACCACGCATAGTCTCAGGTCTGTCAGCGCCTTTTAGGGTTAACAGCGCACCGTTGACAAACTTAATCTGTAGGTTATTAACGTGACTAGAGGAAATAACACTGTGACCTAGCTCTAAAAGCATCTGCCACATAATATCTCTAGCCTGTCCTTGCGTAGGAGCAACGTAAAACACCTGACCTTTCTTGCCTGATAAGCAGTTAAGGATAAGCGCCCATGCAGCCAGTCTACTCTTGCCCGTACGTCTACCAGCAGCTATCACTTTAAAGCGTGTAGGGTCGTTATAGACCTCTTGCTGCCACGGTAGAAGCTCTACCTTCAGATCAGTCAAGCTAGTACAACCACATTACAGCAGGTTTATCACCAGCAGCATCGCGCATATCAATATGGACGAACACACTGTGTATTCCAATGCCTCCAAATCCCATCTTGATAGCTTCCTCAACCAACGTGTACCTTTGTTGTGACGTATTAACTTTAATGTCTGCTGCAATGCCTTGGGCATGAGTTCCGGGTTTCTCCTTCCTAGCTTCTAATGGGTGGTCTGGGCTACGATAGCCACTGGTTATAACAAATGGGAAGCCACACCTTGCTCTTAACAAGTCCAGCTTCAACAGAAATGTATCTTTAATCTCATTCTCGCCTGTGTGCTGACAAGCAAACTCTTCTTTAGTGAAGTAATCTAGGTCTTGGTTAATATCATACATCACTGTATTCTCCATCTTCTATGTCTTCTGAGCCTGATATTACAGTAGTCTCACCACCAACACCCGTGATAGAGATATTAATGCTGCTTTTTCCTCCTGTAGCTTTATCCTTCTCGAAATAGCTAACAGGTAACAAACGATCCATACACAACTTCCATGCTGCTGCTTGATTCTTATGGTCATCGTCTAACGCAGCACTGAGGATGCTGTCTAACACCTTCCTACTCTTAGGAGACGCTAACATCCTTGCTTTATATTCATTGATAACAGCAGCATCACCTGCTGGTCTTCCTCTAACACCTCTATTTCCTTTTTTAACCGAGGAAACAGCTTTGCTAGAAGGTCTTCCTATTTTCTTAGTTGTCACAGAATTGCCTCTATAGTCTATAAAGTTCTGTTTAGTAAACAAGAGTTTCTTTTAATGTCTCTTTTAAAGCCCTAAAAGGATAACAACCAGTAGTTGTTCCTCTAAACCCTAAAAGGTCTTCTTAAGTCTCTATTAAACCCTAAAAGGTCTCTTTCTTAACTCTATAGAGTCTATTATAGCATATTTTAGAGCAAAAGTCAAGTACTATTTACTATATAGAGGTAATTAATTCTACAGTCTGTTATGGTCTGTTACTTCCTACAACACCTGCTGAGACACTGTTACCTAAAGTAACACTTCCTTGTCCCTTCAACAGCGGATCTCAGCAGCCCCAAAGACTCCGCAGCCCCGCCATTATTCTATATAGTTATCAATGACTTATCCTGACTACAGGGTCTCTTTTCTACCTTGTTATTAATGGTCTAATTTGACTCTTTTTTGTATCTAGGGTGGTACAGTAACAA